TGGTCCGGGTCTGCTTGTCTGTAGTTCTCAGACTCCGCAATATTAAGTGCAGTTATTTGTTTTTCTGCCTGGGCTTTTGTTTCATGACAACCCATCAATTTATTATCTGAATCTTTGACAACGCCAAAACCGTCGCAATCCTCATGGTCACGAACTATCGAATAAGGCACTAACCCTCCTGTTGGTCCTCGTCCTGAATGCTTGGTGTTACTGCATCAGTTCCAACAGGTGGAATATCAGGACCGATTGGTGCTCCTTGAAGTCCGATGTAAAAGTTGTCGCCTCCTTCATAAGGCTCATAGTCAAGCTGTTGCCTAATTTCATTTGGAGTAAAGATGCCTGAACTTATTGCAGTTTGAGCTGCACGGATCGTGTTTGCACGGTCGCCTCTTTGATATTCAGCAACGTCAAACCTTGCATACGATGCACCAGGTAACAAGCTAGAAAAACCCTCCTCAATCCTGGATAACCAGGGGAGTAGGGTATGCCTTACAAATTGAATACCTGAACTCTCAACGTTTGAGTACAAACCACTTGAACCATCCGAATGAATTAAATAACTTGGAATCCTATAAACACGAGCAATCTCTTTCACAATTTGATCCCTTGCTTTTACAAGCTCATCACCAGCCGCATCACTTATGGCTTTCCATTTTAGACCGCCAGTGAGAACCGCTGGCTTTCTGTTTTTATTATGAGAACCAGTCCAAGTTGCTTGCAAAACTTCAGCCTGTTCTTTTGTCATGGCTTGATCGGTCTCCAAGATAGACGATGGAGTCGCTCCCTGTCCATAGAACTGACCGATGTGCCTCTCCATGGCCAAAGCAACTCCAATCGTATTCTTTTGAGTTTTCAGTGGACTGACACCTTTGTAAGAACCTGGATAAGTGAACCAAGTAAAATGCAAAACGTTATTTTTAGTGTACATTCGATCATTGAACGCAAACATTTTTTGTCCATTTTCAATCTCAACTTTTACCTTGTCGGGATGGATGATAGCTAAAGCAATTGGTCGCTCGGCCGTGTCTCGATCAACTAGAACGTATGCATTACCGTGCAAAGCCAAAGAAGTAACTAGTTGATGTATAAAGTCAAACCTTGATTGGTTTAAGTTTGGAGTTTTTAAAAACCTTGGAGTGGCCATTGTGATATTTCTATCATCAAGCTCACGATAAACTTTTATTGGAAGTGCAGCAATTGAATCAGACAAAATAGACACGCAAGACAAAACAGTTGATACACCCAACGCAGTAACTTCATTGACGGACTCACCTGAATATCCAGGGATCCCTGCTCGTTGAGCAATCAAGTCCTCTAAGTTACCAAGGGCTGCATCTCGTTGTTCTTTGTTTCTCGAAAAAATACTCATCTGTTATAAAAATAACTTCCTGCCAAAATGCCAGCTCCTAATACAATATAAGCCATTGCTGTACTGTACATGTTTACACCAGCCGTAATAAATAACAGACCGGCAACTTCAAGTGCAATAAACAATGCTCTCACCATTCTACAATACCAACATTCGACTCTTCAGGTGGCCTAGTTGGAAACGTCAATCTGTCCAGGCACATGACCATAGCAATAGCACCGTCAATCTTTCTTTTACTTTTACCTTTAGATAAACGAAAACCCCTGTCAGTTGGACGATTGACCGCAGACAAAACTTGATCGTTAAAGGTTGCCTGGTTTTTATGCCTTACCTTTTTAGAAGTTATCAACTCGTAGCTTTGACCGCAGGCAGGCACCATCCTGCCGTGAGTTTGTGGGAATTCAACCATGGGTACATTTTGGTCGTACAAAGCCTGAGCAGATCGCTCAAAGAACGCCGGGTCATATGCACATTCAATAATATTAAACTGACGATTTAATTTATCAATAAAAGTCTCAACCTCCGCATAGTCAAACATGACTCCCTCGTTACGCCAAATTTGTGAATCCAAATAAATCAAACCTGACTCCGGGTCTTGCTGACCCCAAACAACAGCAACACTGTCATGTTTCAAAGCCATGTCAACACCAACATAAGTTGGACGATCAGGAACCAACTCAAAAGAATCAGCAAGCTCAGACCAAAGACCCTCGGGCAACCAGGACTCCTCCTGGGTTCTTGTCCACATGTTAAGGTGGTACCTTTGAAACTCGGGGAGTGGCAACGCAGCTCTTCGTCTTTTTAAGTTGTCCAGGGGCCACCAACCGCCATCAATCGCTGGGTTTACAGCTTCCCAAACTGCGGGATCCTCAAAGTCAGCGTTCTCTTCAGGCTCCAACCAATGAAAATAAAAGTCCGGATCCTCAACCTCACCGCTAAGTTTTCTTTTACCACGCAGATAAAGACGACCAGCCAAAGTGTCCAGGTCATAACCAGCAGTTGTAATATTAAGAATAAGGCTGTCTTTTCTTTTAGCCGTGTTATTAGACAAAACATAATGCACACGTTGTAAGTTTGGAGTCGACCATTCGTGAATCTCATCTGCAATAAAAGCTGAGTTCCTGCCACCGTCGGCTGTTCCAGCTTTAGCAGCAACTCGAAAAACTCGACCGGGTCCTTTTTTTACACCGATTGAATTATTAAAAACCTCAGTAACGTTTTTTAAATAAGGACTTTGCTCGCACATTGTCCTCATAGTTCCAAAGACAAGGTCAGCCTGTTCAAAGCTAGCAGCAGCAACAGTAACAAGTGGGGATACAGTCCCGGCACCAAGAAGTTCGTACAAACCGATTGCAGCAGCAAGCTGACTCTTACCGTTTCCTTTTGGTACGCCAACCAAGGCCTCTCGATACTTTCGAGATCGGTCCTCGTTAAGTTCATACAAGTTATAAATAAGTTGTTTCTGCCATAAATCTAATTTAAAAGGTGCTCCATAGAAGTCACCCTCACCGTGAACGCAAAAGTTCTCAATAAACTTAACAACACGTCCTCCGTTTGATGCTGCTAATTTTTTATCCAGTTGCTTCATATGTCTCCACGATTGCAATCATAACAAGTCTGGTCCCGGTCCCACATTTCAACAAGACGACCACAGACATCACAAAGACAAAGCTCATCATCCAAGTCATCAAGTTCATCGCTCACTCTTCCTCCAGGAGTTCTAAAATCCTTGGATCGTTTGCCGGGTCCTCGCTTGCATTCAATAAATCATTGATTGATGCCAAAGAGTTTGCAGCCTCACCAACAGCAATACCAAGTCTTTGACGTGCCATCGGAGTCAAACCCAACTCGTTCTCGAGTCTAAGAATCTGAGTCTCAAGTTTCAAAGCATGCTCGGCCAAAGGGTTTGTCCTTATTTGACCGGTTGAACCACGGACAACAAGTGATTTTTTAACAACTTTTTGAACCCTGGAATATTGATCGTACATCCCAAACAATCGCTCAACAGCAGGCACATCAACCTCTTGAGCAACGGCAGCAACATCAGACTCCCAATACTTTATCCAACGGTCCCTGGTTTGTTTTAACCAACCACGCAATGGTTTTGGTGGTTCATTTTTAAGTTCACTTGAACCTGAAATGATTTGTAACTCACGGGTTCTATGACCTTGAGCTTCATCAGCCGGCTTGGGGAGTGGGCCACGTTTACCCACCAGCAGCTCCAGGTAAATGCTTTATTTGTACATCAGGGTAAGCATTAGAAAAACGTTCAACGATCACATCCACATAAGCAGGGTCAAGTTCAATCGTGTAACACTTACGACCCATTGCATGTGCAGCCATCAAGGTAGAACCGGAACCAGCAAAAGGGTCCAGGACAATCTCACCAGGCTTAGATGAATAACCAATCGCTTTAGCAAGCAAGTCCAGGGGTTTCATTGTTGGATGTTCCTTGGAGTTCCTGGGTTTAGGAACATTCCAAACGTTAGATGGCCCAAAGATCATCTCATTTACGTTAAAATTACGAGAATCGTCGACCATTTCCTCACTAGAACGACCAAACAGGCCCAAATTAAGCTCGCTGTTGGAATTTTTTTTAATATTACGCAACAATTCATCAGCATCCTCTGACTCATCAAGCTCAACAGTTAAATTGAAACCATTATCAAACAAGTCAAGCTGGGCCTCACCCAAAGAACTTGACTCAAACTCGTCCCAAACGTTTGATAAATCTCTTTTACCAATAAAATAATGTGCTT